ATGCCATTGATCCCATTAAACATTTTTATCGCTCCACAACCAGCCTTTATAAAGCTCAATCCAATCGCTCAAAGTCATCGTAACAAGCCACTCCTTCTTGTTCTTACGCCAAAATACTGCTGGTAGCTCATCTGCTTGGGCATCTTTTATAGCTTGTTCCATAGCATCATAAACATTTAATCGCTCCACTCTCTTACACTCAATGTGAATACCCTCAAGCCCAACTACGTCATCACCTCCCAGACCCGAATATTGCTGTCCCCTTCTCGTATTAAAGCCATACTCTTGGAGTTTCTTTGCAAGCTCAAGTTCTCCTCGCTTGCCTTTGCGCTTGCTGTTCATGCCTCTATCTCCAAGTTCATATGTACCCTCGGAAAACCCTTGTACCCAGCGTAAATATCCACCTTCGCACATCCAACTGGCTGTGGCCCATACCCTTTCTGCGCTATAAACGAATCGTCTTCTTGCCAATCACGTTTATATCCCGGTGTTCTCACATACCAGCCAATGTCTTGGTAAACTCTCCCCTTATTGCTCAACCTATCTCGGACAATCGGTACAAGGTACGCTGTGTGGGTATGGCCATTCCACACAATATCGGCATCGGGTTCATACACCGCTTGCCTGTTTGTGGCTATCACGCCTCGAGTTACTGGAGCATTTGCACCTGCCGCTGAATGAGCATAATACATCTTTAACGATGAATAATGGCCTTTAACGGAAAAGCGAAATCTGAACCAGCCCTTCCACTTACCCGTTACCGCACGGCTGCCAGCCAAACGTAAATGAAATACCAACCTATCGCACAAATCGGTATTGGAGTTTTTTCTAACAGCCAGCTCATGATTGCCTTGCGTTACAGCAATAATGTTTTTCGCATATGGCTTTAGAAACTCTGCGCTATCTTCCACCACCACGTCGAAATACTTCTCACAGCGATACTCTGGACGCAACTCATCCAAATTACGCCTCGGGTCAAACTTACCCTGCATTGCGTCAAACCAATCACCACCAAGTACTATAAAAGCATCTTCGCTCAGTGCTTTATCAAGGTGTCTTTTCAAAGTGTCTCGATCACATGCCACGCTATCGAAGTGCACATCTGAAACGAGGTAAATAGGCTTTTCGATTTCTTTGTTGTCTTCTAACGTTACCGTTATTACGCTATGCTCCGCTTTAATGTGGTACTCCATCTTTTTCAACCTCAAATACAATCTCTTCGTCTGCTTCCACAATAACTTTAATGGCTTCTTGCTTTGTGTTGAATGGTCCTATTACTATGGCTCCGTCAGGTGCTACGAAATTGTCAGGTAGTTGAAAATAACCGTAAGCTCGAACGTACCATTGCTCCTCTCCAGTCTCCCCGAAATCACTCACGACGACGAAACTGCTAATTGCCTCTACGTTTAAGAACACCCCGTTACCTGCGTCAAAAAAACATACGCATTCTCCTTTCTACAACGTTAAACGTCTGTCTGGTCCGTCTAAAAAAAGTATATCACATGACCCTAAAAGCCTGCTTGTAATTGCAGGACCGAAGTTGTCTTTGCCAAAGTGCTCTTCGATCTCCGCAATGGTTAAATTGGTGCTAATAACCAAAGGTCTTTTAAGCGTTACTCGTCTATCTATTACATAGTAAAATCGCTCTGGCGCCCAATCTGAACGTATGTTTTCTTTGCCAAGGTCATCCCAAAGTAACACATCACAATCAATATACCTCTGCGTGATTTCATATTCGGATCCGTCATCGCTGTCGTATGCTTTTCTTAGTTCAGCGAGAAAATCAACGGTTCTACCGTATTTACACGCATAACCCTCCATACATAATTTGTGCGTTAAAGCATGAAGCATGTATGATTTACCCGTACCATTGCCTAATGGGTTTAATTTCGTGCGATGGGAGGAGAGGATTAGTCCTCTCCCCCCGATCGGTGTCCATTCTTTCAGCTTCGTTATCACCTCCCTGTTCCAATCGTCCACGGTAGCATCTTCGAATGTATGCCTCACCTCCTCTCCTTGTAATCCGCTTTCCCGTAATAATCTTCTACCGTGAACGATCTTGTAACATTCACGCACATCGTACCGCATACGTTTTATTTGTGCTCCAAAATCCGGTTCTTCAATCACCTCCTCCTTGCCACATATTTCACATTGACGGTACTCCCAAATGCACATAGACGGGTCAAGTATTTTGTATTCCACCACAGGTGCGTTTTGTAGCAGTTCCATCATGCGTTCAAAACGTTTTTTGCTAAGCTCCATTTTTTGTTCTAAATCTTCTTCGTTCATACAGCTACCTCAAACGTACTGGGTTCTTCGTCTTCGGCAAGGTAGAAAAGAACTACTGGATTCAAATCCAAATCTAAACGCCTATTTGCTGTAAACGTTACTTCTAAAACACCTTTTGGTTCTTCACCGCTCCAGTCTACTACAATGTCAATGTCTTTTATCCTTATCACGCCACGTACCCAATCACGGTCTTGGAATAAGGATGCGTCGCTGTATAACCGCTCTTTTCTCATGTATTTCACGTTCTTTTCAAACCTCACCGTAAACTCGCTTAAATCCCCTTTCGCCCTAACAAGCTTGCCTTCCAATTCTAATACCTTCATTGTACTCCCCTCCTCTCAATTATAGAGCTACCTCAAAGGTAGCTCCGTTGTCTTCGCTTTCGCCTAAGTAAAATAGCATTACCGGATTGATCCCAAGGTTAAATGGTTGTGTGCTTGTTAAGGTAACATCTACATATGTCCTTGGTACTCCGTAAGTATGATCTTCGATAAGCGCCACGTCTTTTACTTTTACTACTCCCTCTACCCATTCATTTCGCTGAAATACCGATGCTCGCTCTTGGATCGTCTCACCTTTGAACATCTGAACTTCGTCAAACCTGACAACGAATTCCTGAAGGTCTCCTCTTACCTTTACAACGTTCCCTCTGATCACTAAAAATCTGCTTTTGCCCTTCCTCATTCTTGCTCCCTCCTTCTTCATCTTCATAGTTTTATTATATATGTGTTCCTCCGAAATGATATTAAATGAATATTAAATTTTTCAGGCATTTCGCTTATTGTGCTATCCGTCTTACCTCTATATATTCGCTTTCTTTACCTTCGGGGACATCGTCATAGCAGTTCAAAATGAGCGTGGGCTTATGTGGTAATAAGCGTGTAAAATCGCCCTTGTCTATGAATGAGCAATGTATCAAAATGCGCCAATCTGGTACGTCATCTTTAACCCATGTATGCACAATTAACCTATCGATCTTTATTTTTGCCAAATCCCGGAACATGGTTATAAACCCTTGCTTCGAAATGTATTTACCTTCCAATTCCTTTTTGCTCTTATCATCTACCGCCAAAATCAAATGCTCCATGCCATTTATTCTCCCGTACACTTCGGTATTCACGTAAACCTTCATTGTGCTCCCTCCCTTCTCGATCATCGGCACATTACAACCTTACTGTATCATATATATAGTCCGATACGTGCCTTAATGCAACTGCGCACCCCATTAATACCGGTACGCTTTTAATCCTATTTGCTATTTCGTGTCTCATCTCGTCTTCGAATTTCATGCACAACTCCAAAACTTTTTCAGACGCCTCTTTGTAAGTTAGTTCGCTCTCGCTTAAGCATCCTATTTGTTCCGCCAAATGCCTGAGCTCGTTAAAAATGTCTTCGGTAAATATGGATATGGCTTCCTCGATATTTTCCTCTAAAACCTCGAAATCGTCGCCGTAACGCTCTAATGTCGAACTGATGCTCGTTTCGATCAATCGCCGTGCCATCTTTTGGTAGTCCCCTATTGCAGGGTAATCTGCCATATTCCCAAGTTCGCCCGCTATATCTTCAAGCCTCGCTTTCAATTCGTCCTGCTCGCTCTTTGTCATTTTTGCTCCCCTCCTTTTCTCGTTGACTTAAAAGGATTTTCCATCTGTCAAACTGCTCCTCTTCCTCTTCGTACTCATCCAGCCAGCGGCATTTTCTTAACCATGTGGCTGGATAAGGAATATAGCGCCCATCGTCTTGCTTCCATTCTTTCGAATTCACGGCTTTTCTCAAGCCTGACATGATTTGCTCGAATAGCTCACTGTCAGGCTTTATCACCTCCCATGCTCGCATAGCGTCATATTTGTTGCGCTTTCGGGGATACAACTTCCAAAATTCCTCGAACCGATCCTTTTGCACCGGGTCAAGTTTCGGAGCTTGCTCTTTCTCAACGTCGGCTCTCGATTTGGTTGGCTGAACTAAGGTAAGCAAATCGATTATAGGCTGTTCTTCTGCTTGAACGTTTGAATTTTCGCTTTGAGAACTTTGCGTATATATATCTTTATTAGTAATCTTTGTTTGTAATCTATGATATATATGACCCTGAAGTTTTTTAAGGTTCGACCCTTTAATTTTTTCACCCTCGACCGTTGAGTTTTTTAAGGGTCCACTCTTCGAATTAAGCGCTTCAGTAAGCTGATCGATCAGCGCTCCTAAATCAACCTTATAGTGTAGCATCGGCGTTCCGTTTACCTTTTTGAATGTTACCGTTAAAAATCCCATCTCCTGAAACTTCTTTGCGTATTTGCGCACTTGGTATTCTGATAAGGACGTTTCTTCTGTCCATTGCTCGTATGTCTTCCAAAATTCGCCATCTTCAGTGCGTGAACTCCAATAAAGCATTTGGTTGAGTAGCACTGCCCCTTCTACCGAGCCGACGAAATCGATAAGCTCACGAGGAACAACTAACATGTTTTGCTGTCCGGCGAACATCTGAAGTACTTGTTTAACGGCTTGCTGAAAATCCATTACTCATCCCCTCCCTTTTCTTCTATTATAAGGCATGGGTATGCTATAATATATTTATGGGAGCACACCACCTTCCTTTCACAGCCCCTTCCTCCCTTAAGCCCGATGCTCCCTTCCTCATAATGTGTCACCTCCTTAAGGGGACGGAGGAGATCTCCGTCCCCTCCCTTCTTCTTCATCGATTTACCTCCATTACAAAGAAGTAAGGTAAAGCTTCAGGGCATTCAGCTTTGAGGCGCTTATAGAACGTAACCTTAACGTTATGCGGCGAATTCTTAAGTGCTTCTCGAAAATGCTTTACAATGCCGGTTGGTATCTCGCCTAAAATGAGCATCATGTTTTTAACCATCGCAACGTACTTGTCTACTTCTTCGATTGTCCAACCCTTCATTGTGCTCGCCTCCCTTATCATAGCAAGTCCCAAAAATCCCATCCCGCATTCACGATGTCAGATAACATTAATTCTTTTTCACGTAATTGCTTAACGTAAAATTGCCCGTTGCTAAGTAGCACATTCATTGTAGTTTCTTCACGTTCTCCGTCTACATCTTCGAATATCCCTTGTAGTGTAACTCGAGTTATTTCGTCATCGTCGCTCATTCCGGTAACTTCGATTTCTGCCAATTCAGCATAGAAGTCCCCATCTTCGCCTAAATCCGCATGATTCCACCCTTTTAACTGCTCTTCTTCTGTTACTTTGACAGTGTAAACCTCTTTTGTCCAGTCTCTGAGCTCTACATCAAATGTTTTCCACCACATAAACAGGAATCTATGCGCCCATATCCACTCCTCGCCTGTTCTGATGCAATGCAATAAATGTTTTTCTTCTTTTTCATTTTCTGGCACATAATGAGCTACGCACGGATAAGCCACTTCACCAGGCTTTAAGTTTAACTCTTCAAACTTTTGTTTTGTAGGCACAAGCCAGCCGTAAATTGTCCGCTCTTCAGCGTTTACAAAATCCCCATAAAACAAACCCCAGCCTGGCAGTGTTGTTGTTCGCTGTCCGTTTAAAGCTTCCTTGTGGTTAAATTCAATTCTTTTTGTGTCTTTTCGCATTTTGTTTCCCTCCTTTATTTGCTTATGGCGTCGTAAACGTTTACGACGTCTTTCACACGTTGGAACTCTAATTGTGGCTTCGTTTCTACATTGACGCATTTTGGGGCAAATCGTGCGGCGCCTCCAAGGTAAAGACAAAGCTTCCATATGCCTTTTTCACCCTGCGATAAGACGGCATATGTCCTCTTCGATGATATCAGGTACTCTGCTTTTCCATTTTCTTTTTTTGTTGGTTGAGCACGGTTCAATATGCCTTGGTCATTTTCTTCGTACACCTCGTCATCTTCGTTCACGAGTATTGGTTGCTTTGTTTCGGTAGCGTCGGCTTTGGTCAGTCCGAGGTGCTTTTGCTCGATATATTCCAAAACATCTTCCCTGCTAATCTCGAGGCATTCGCCGTTAATGACCTGAAAAAACCAGCGCCCTTTATATGGTTCGTTGACTTCATAAACCCTTCCGTTCCACAACTCATAATAGCTCCAACCGGTTTTTCCTGATGCGCTCCAATCCTTCTCGGGGTTAAGGAACGTTCGCTTAAATCCGTATTGCCAGTCCGTGTCTTCGATCTCTGCTACCCAATCCTTACCGTTAGATGTGTAATGAGCCAACTGAATTATTACTCCCCTCTCGGTCTTCTTTACTACCTTCATGTCCGTTACCTCCTTTCAGGGAGGTAGGGTACTAACCCTACCTCCCTGAACATCTTATCTATGGCGTACTCCACGAAGTTAAAGAAGTGTTGCTTAATAGCCCATTCGATTTCGTCGAGCACAAATGCCCGTACTGCTCTGTCGTTAAAGTCAACCTCTTCGTCGGGGTCCCACCATATGTACTGCTGAAGATCTTCTGTCGTATACATTTCCGTCAGCTTCTTTTTGAGTTCCTCTTTTACCGTTTCATCGATTTGCCTACCAAGCAAAATTGCTTCTTCGTGATACTTCCAATTATGCCTCCCATCTTCGTCAACCTCTTCAGCGAACCTCCTTAAAGCTTCTTCTATGCCGTCCTGAACTTCTCCCAGCTTCGAAAATGCTACATAGCTCAATGTTTCTATTACGTGGGACATAATTGCCTCTGCTAATAACGGTTCAGAGCAATACTGCTCACAATTCATAGTTACTTGTTTTGTCGCTCTGATAATTCCTCTGCTCATTATTGCTCCTAATCTTCTTGTTACAATTCCTTTCTTTATTTGGATCTTGTCTTCGCTTCTCATTTCTTCTCCCTCCTTTTTTTAAGGGAGGGGCTAACGCCCCTCCTCCTTTACAAAGTATCCGATATCCCTCTGTGCTTCGCTCAGTGCTACTTCCAATTCGCCGATCGCTTTTGCTAATTCGCTATGTAGAGTATCGAACACCGCTAAAAACATCCCTTCAAGTCTCATCCTTTCTTCCGCATTTTTGCTATAAATTCGCTCTAATCTGCTCAGGTTCGCATTGGTCCAAAATTCTTTTTCTACTTTGGTATAAGTATCGGTCATCGCTGTAACGATAGCGAAATCCATTTGTGCCATTTCTACTAAATACTTGCTTGGGTCTCCTTCCTCCAAAAGATTGGATACGTGTAATCGGAGTTGATATTTCTCAATTAGGAAGTTCTTTATGGTTCTGTCATAACGGTTGCTCAATCTCCCGAGTTCTTCAAATGCGGCATTGCTAACTTCGTCTAATACGTCCTCGATGATCTGCAGTGCTAATTGTTCGTATTGATCGCCTAAGAACCTTTTTGCTGTCCTTAGCTCTGCCTTCGAAATCGAACGTGCTACTAACTTACCAATCAGCCTTACACTACTCGTGTTGAACTTCTCGCTTACCAACTGCTCTGCTTCCTTCCTTTCGATCCTCATGTCCCTTCCTCCTTCTGTTCTTGTTTGTGTTCTTTCTTCCTTCCTCATTTCTGCTCCCTCCTTTTTCTTTTCTTCTAATTCTATTATATCGTGTATGCCGTCATTTGATATTAAATGAATATTAAATTTTCGGATCATTTTTCAATATCTTTTCTAAATCCGAAATGAAGGAGACCAGATTTTTGCTAACTTCCTTATCTACGGCAATATAGAACTGAACTAACTTGTCTGCTTGATCTTTGTTTTTGTTGTAGTTTTGTATTTTGTAATTCGCCTCTAACATCCTTTTGGCGGCACGATCCATTCCTTTAACGATCGGTTCAAGTGTTTGTGCAATGTTGTCGCTGATCCCATTTTCGAAATCTTCGAGTGCGTATTCGATCGCTTGCTCTTGTTCACGCAACTTGGCGAAGGCTTTTTCGGACATGAAGCTCACGATGTCATATGCGCATGTTTGAATGTTCAGGAATACATCGCTGTACTCGGGCTTAAAACCTTCTTCTACAATTCCCCTCTCGATCTCGCTCAGCACATCGTGTATGTGCTGAGCTACTGTTTGAATTGCTTCCTTTCTTTCTTTCTTCATCTTTCATCCCTCCTCTTGTTCGAGTGTTAGTTTTATTATATATGAGTTCGCTGTTTTTAATATTAAATGAATTTTAAGAAAAACGCATTTTTCATGGATACAAAAAAATGGGAGGAAGATAGAAAAATCTTGTCTTCCTCCCATTTTATGTGTTCGTTGACTTAGTTAAAAGGGTAGCTCTTCTTCCAATTCTTCGAGTATTTGTTCGTCTAATGGTTCGGTTTCTTCTAACCCTTGCGTATGTGCGATTTCTCGGACTTCTTTTATAATGGTCTTATTTTGCGGTGCGTCGGCTCGCTCTTCGAGTTGGCTTACCAGCTGTTGAACTTCGGTGCATATAATTTCGTAATCGTCTCTGCTTATATCGTAGGTGTGTTCGTAACCGTATTTCTGAAGCACCTCGTCAATTATCTGCCTTTGTCCTCTTGCAATAGCAAATAAACGTTTTGCTTGTTTCTCGGTTATAGTTCGGCGTGTATTTACATATGTTTCCGTTGGTTGTTCTATCACGGTAGCGTGTTCTTCATTCCTTTGCTCTTCAACGTTTTGCCCTTCGATGCTTTGCCCTTCGATGCTTTGCCCTTCGATTTCTTCAGCCCCTTCTGAAATGCTATATTCTACATCAATATGTTGTAGTTGCTCTTCATCCACCTGCATTTCTTCGGGAACGTAGAGTTGTCTCAAGTCAGGGACTACTTCACGTGCATTCTGGACAAGTGCAACTTTTCGGATTTGCGTTGCCGCCTTCTTCCATCCAGCCTGTGGCTGATTATTGGCATTAAACTTGATATACTCATGCAAGCTAACAGAATGCTCTACTGGCTCCTTCCAACCTTTACGCCAAATCTTGCTCCAGCCTCCAAGCAACTGCTCCTCACCCGGTACGTAGAATGTCCCATTCCTATACTGAACCTCGTCCGAACCTTTCTTACGAACAATGATACCTGCTTGGTAACCTTCAACTAACGGACTGTTAGATAACCGCCGCATAAACACGTCTTTACCTACAATTATTTGTGCTGGCTCATTACCGAACTTCACAAGGTACGCCTCGTTAAGGAACGGATTGAGCTTCTGATACTGACACAGCTTGAGAAACATCATGACCTCTTGGTCGGTAACCTTGCTCGGGTCCCCCGACACCAAATAACGCTTGATAATGTCTACACTTAAAGAAACTTCCTCGCCACTCTCAGACTTGTACTTTACGATACTGTCCATCGTTATCCCTCCTTTATTCTTCAGCCGCAGGCTTGACATACAATACCTGCGACCTTGAAACCTTCATTAAACCTTGCAACACTTCAGCTGGGACTACCTCCCGCACTTTCTTGGTATCTATTGTCTCGGTAATGCGCTCCTTGGTATAAACCACATACTCGCCAGCTATTACGGGTTCGCTTCCTACTCGCTCCATGATTTGCTCCTTTATCCCTTCTCTTATCTCTTGCATTTCGGATATCTCTTCGCCAAGCTCAACGTACTGTTCGACCAACGCTGATAATTCCATATCCACTTTTGCTATTTTAGGCTGTTTGGAGTTTTTATAGTACTCTGGGAAGCACTTTTCTGTATACGGACACCATGGCTGTCTACACTGCCAATTATCCTCGGGATTATACGGTGGCTCAATCTCAACGCCTTGTTCAATCTTAATTGCCAACTCCTCCAACCGCTTTAGCTCGGCCTCTACAAACTCGGCATCGTAAACGACTTCTTCAATAAGGTGATCCCAGAACCTCGTCTTTGGAGTATCCTTATTCCGTGCTATCAAATACCCTTTTTCCAGCCCCAACGCATACAAGTACAACTGCACTTGCGTAAAATACTGCGGATGCGCTTCTCTCAATCCTTTTTCTCGTATCTCTGTAAATGCCCTCTTTGCTAAAGCCTTTGCTTCAAGCAATACTGTTACACCTTCATTATTAGTAGCTAATCCATCAATGTGTCCGACCAGTAACTCCTTATCATGGTAGAAAATAGTAACTTCCTTCTGCTGGCTATGTACCACATACGGCCCATTTGGTAAGTACTCGCATGCCCACTCCAATATGGACTGCTCATGCATGTTACCTTCAGCAAACGCTCGCTCTGAACCTTCCCACAATGGAAGCCCTTCTACACCCCAAGCCTCAAGCTCAATTCTTCTTGGACATGCTCCTGCACTGCTTACACGTAACGCCATGGCTACCACGCAAACCCTTCCTGCTCAAGCATACGCATTACTTCAAACACTTTTGCATACTCGCCTTCAAGCTCTGCCTCGCATGAGTCTCCGTCGATGTAAGTAAAGGTAAATCCCAGTTCATCTAACATCTTTACGTAAGCTCCGATGTCAGGGCAATTGATGACGTGAACAGTCAGTGTCGTTGTTTCTTCATCGTTCATGAAATTCACAAACTCTGCTAACGTTTTCATTGTTGTCCCTCCTCTTCGAATACCAAAATGTCCCGTGGATCGATTTCCAGCACAGCGCAAATGCGGTTGATCATGTCAAGTGTCATGCGGTACTTTCCGTTCTCGATAGCTCCGTAAACATCTCCTACGTAACCGAGCATGTCCGATACCTCTCGCTTCGTGTAACCCTTGTAAGCTCTTGCCGCCCTTAACTTCGGTAAATCTAACTTCACTCTTACCATGTATTCATCCCTCCTTTTGGATGGTATAAGCATATTATATAGTATTTTTTTTGAAAAATCAATAGTAAAATGAAATGCCCTCCGAGTAGGAGGGAGGGAGCACCTCGGAGGGCAACGCCTATATTAAAGAATAGGCGGCGTTATTGCTTGAACAAGAAATTAGCGACTATGAACCCCATGAATAAGCCAACGATACCCATTACACCTGAAAACGTTGCTGGAGCAGGGATCGGTAACCGTAAGAAAGCGAATATAAAACCAACGGTAAAGCCAACGAGTGTGGTTAACATGATTTCAGCCATAACTATCATTCTCCTTTAATTTCGTCCCATGCTTCGCCAAATTGAGCTTTGAGTTCCTTCAGTGCCGCTTCGATTAGTGCCTTAATTTCTTCCGGCGTTAAATCTAAGCCCATATAATCTGACATGTCACTTAGCCACTCTGCTGCTCTTTCGTATTTCTCAGGGCCACCTAAATCCTTATATGCCTGCTGAACAAACATTACAGCAATTCGGGCCAATTCCTTCTTTGTCTCCAGTTCATATATTATCTTCTGCACCTTCTCCGAGCCCAGCTTCTTCTGTATCCATGCCACCAGGTACGCCACAAGTATCGGCACTAACACCGCAATAATGTCATACAACAATCTTAGAACCGCATCATGCATCTTATCTCCCCCCTTTTATTTTTTCATACATCTTTGCTATCATCGTTGCTACTTCTCCCTTTGTAGCTGGCTTGTCTGGATAGAAATATCCTTTTTCATCGCCCTGCACAATTCCCAAATCGTACAACTCTTTTATGTACTTGTACGCCCAATGTGTCTGCGGTACATCTTTCATGGCCGACTCCTCCTTCACCTTAGGCATTCCAAAGAAAAGCAATATGCCGTTAGCTATCCCTACTGCACACTTCCTTTGGAACGCCTTATTTCTTAATAATACCTCCTCCTCGGGATTACTGATAAACGCCAACTCCACCAACACGGCTGGCATTTTTGTATACCTTGTTACGTAATACTTACCCTGCTTCACTCCTCTATCCCTTAGACCGATTTGCTTCACCAACTCTGTTTGAATGAACTGTGCTAAAGTCTTGCTCTTAGCGTCTTTCGGATAATACCATGTTTCTGTTCCATGGGCTGTTCTATCATCTGACGCGTTGCAATGTACCGACACAAATACATCGGCCTTGGAGTTATTCGCTACATCACACCTTGCTTGTAGCTCATTTGGTTGCTTGGCTGTTCTCACATCCTTATCTATCTCCCTTGTCATTACCACTTCCACGCCCGCATTTTTAAGTACATCTCTGAGCTGTAAAGCAACCTGAAGCGTAATATCCTTTTCTTTCGTCCCGAAATACCCTACTGCCCCAGGCTGGCTTCCACCATGGCCAGGATCAATGCACACCTTCATCGTTGCTCCCTCCCTTCCTTGTCTCTTCTCTCTTTATTCCTGCTAATGCCCACAGCTCACCTGTGGTAAAAGCAAACCAACTCGCGATTAACGTTGCTGGCTCTGAACCTGTATGCCAATAAAGAACTAATACCGCTACTACAAACAAAGCATTAAGTGTAATAATCCAGCGTACGACCTTCTTTGAAAATTTATTTTCTGTCATCTGGACGCCTCCTTACGTGTCTTGCTGCATCTAATATTTCGTCCAACTTCACTTGCTGCCTTGCCATCTCAACCTGTAGCTCACGTATCACGTCCATCAGTTCACGCATCACAGCAGTGTTATTTTCAATTACCTGTACCAACTCTTGTGATGTTCCTACATTCTTATCGCCCTTGGGTTGCACTAACACTTTTACCAGCACGTAACCAAGCATCGCTATAGCAAAAATTGCCAATCCATATTCGGCTATACTTGCATCCGGCATTGTACACCTCCTTTACAATTCCACCCATTCCTGCAACTCAGCATCATAAATGAACAACTTCTTTACATCAATTTTGTAAAACAGTGAATACGGAGCAGCACTTTCTGGTAACTCTTCCCCATGTGGGATACCTCCAACACTAAACACTTGCTCTGCTGTTACATTATGTGGGTTAGTAGTGTCATTTACATGCATGCTTAAATCATCAACTGTAGCAACCTTCTCATCGATAATGTCGTAATTCTCATTAAACATAACCCTACTTACAGGGTCTGACCCTAATGGCTTCTTCAACCCTAATCTGGGTGTTAATTCAGGCATTCTGCACCTCCTATTGTCTGTATCATTTTCATACTGCGATAACCAGCCTTTGCAAGGAAGCTCAAGAAAATCGGGTTATACTTCTCTGGATGCTCTTCAATATCCAATTCGGACAAACGGTTGAACATCCCTGTAAAAATCAATTTTGTAGCTATACAAATATCCTCTGCTGGCTTATCGAACTTCCCCCAGTAACTCCATGCCTTGCCCGGACATCCTCCCATGCATTCCTCGAAAAACGGACATCCTTTGCAATGCTCAAACTTCTCTGCTTGTCCCTGTACAAAGCGCACAAAGTTTTCATGCTTATAGATATCTTCTATATTATCATACTCATTTACGTTTCCGAAAAACACCTCTTGTGTCCAATCCCTACCACACGGCATTAAAGTACCATCGGGATGGATACCGAACCACCTTCCAGCACATCCTACATTTTCACAGAACCGCCTGCCATACCCTATTAAACGGCCTAACCAATCTTGCAACATCTCTGACGGCTGCGGCTCCACCTTATCATAAATCCAATAGTCAAAGAAATTAAGCACTCCTTCTGCCATCTTCTTACCTTCAACATTTGCCGAATTGGGATTGCCATGTGCTCCAAACTCAAAGTTCATCTGCACTGCCACATGTAACCGCTTAAAGTACTCGTACTCTTCTACGATATGGTCGACCCTCTCAGGCGTTATAACTTGTATCACACCGAAATTGATATCGTTTTGCTCCAACAAACGGAATACGGATAACAACTTGCCTGTATCTTTACGTGTATACTCATTTAAGATACCATCGAAACTCAAGCCCGGATGAATATTGTACTCCTTAAAGAACTGTACTGCTTGCTCATCAATCAATGTGCCATTTGTTTGTATCTCTATCCTCGCATCGGCATCATACTTCCTCACAATCCCTGACGCTTCTTTCAACCAATCAACACCCATCAGTAAAGGCTCGCCACCGTGCCATATCCATTCTGCAATCCTACCTGCAAACAGCTTTGCTGTGTGCTCAACTGTGGACAAATCCATATCTGACCAATTTGCTCTGTTTATCCTATCGTAACAATATGGACAAGCCAAATTGCATCGGTGGGTTGGCTTTACAATCAATGTTATGTCTCTCATACGCCAATCCTCCCTACCATTCTGGTGTTACGTATCCCATACCTCGCATATATGGAAGCAAGTATCGGATTACTTATATTGCTTGGCTCGTATCTCTCTACGCCTTTAACCACTCCAGCGATAAATGAAGCCCGCTCGTAACAATCTTCTTTGGACGGCATATTTATATCACCACTGTCCAATGCATTCCGTGGGCATCCGCCTTGACACAAATCTGTAAACGGACATCCTAACTGCTTGCACCTCTCAATCCTTTGCCTTTTAGCTTCTGCCATTTGCAGTCTCCAAGGGCTACTGAACACTTCATCTATGCTACTAAAATCGTTAATGTTCCCAGCATAATGGTCGAACCACCTATCACACACCGCAATATCGCCATCTGTGGTAACTGAAATATACTCTTCATGACAACTGCCTGAAAACGTGCAAAAGTAATGGCCTGCACCAACCATGTATGGTATGAACTCCTCAAAGTTCCTTATACTTATCGGCTCTGGGTCTTCAGCCCATTTACAGAACAACTCAAACACGCTATGCTGATAATCTCGTGCCATGTTTGTGGGAATAAAACTACTTCTCGGCGATGGGAAAATGGTATTAAATTGCCAATACTTTACACCTGCAGTCTTCATGTCATCGTATAAACCGCACAAATCCTTTACATTATGCTCACCAATTACCGTGATAACACCAAACCCAATATGCGCTTCTGCTAATGCTCCAATCGACCGTTCCACATCCACCTTATGTCCACGCATTACGTCTTGGCATCTGCCATCGTACGAAATGCTTATGTTCATCTTATCTTGCTTAAGGAAGTCCAACCAATCCCTATGCCAAAGTACAACGCCATTGCTTTGCATCGAAATATCGCTTATACCTCTCTCCCGAAGCTCTTCATTCATTTGCTTATAAAAATCAACTCCACACACTGTGGGCTCTGCACCGTGCCAAATCCAAATAACATGCTCTGCACCCTTTACCATGTCTGCAGTCTTAAGCACAAGCTCCTTTGGTGCGTCCTTACCTTGGCTATATTCTCGGGCAAAGCAATACCTACAATTTAGATTGCATCTATCAGTTACACGAAACAACACTTTTATGGCTTCGCTCATTCCTCATCCTCAAACAAACCACTATTAGCTATTTGCTCCAACGTATCTTTGATTAAACGCTCTTTGTTATACTGCAGCCGACGTTCCCACTCTTCCTTGGGCATATTGGGTTGGTCAAAGAACCACGCATCAATATGTCTCGCATTGCGCTCTTCTCGGTTGTTAAACTTCTTGAACAACCTCCATTTGTTTATGTCAAAGTCTTCGGGAATAAAATCAGCACCCATTCCTATGCCTCCTGAACGCCTTACATCCACAACCGAAATTGTGTTTCTGAAATATTGGACATACTGAACACTCATCAACTGTATGCGGGTTCATTAGCTCTTGCCTCTGCATAAAGTACTTGTACAACTCTTCCTCGCTACTAAAATTGCGCATGTCGACCCTTTCATCATCTACACCAAAGCAACGTATTACCGTGAAATCGGGCATAATGTCCATTACTGGATTGCACACGACTCTTTTGAATACATCCCGTGCATTAACAACAAAACGTAAAAATTCCTCCTTGCTGAACAAACATAAGGGAATGAATGAACAATCTGGAGCAATCTCTATGTTATGTTTAATCGCCTGATCCACCACCGCATTAACGATTGGTATAAATTGCCTATAGTAATCAGCTGGCTCTTGGCTTCTCTGCTCTTCACTTGTCGGTGCTACAACTGACAGCCTCAACTCACGAGCTACACGAAAACTATTTATCGTGTCAAGCACGTACTGGACATCCATATCGGGTTTATATATGTTCACTCCAATCGTTACAGTTATCGGTGTCTTGCCTAACCGTGATAAATTCTTTGCAATTCTCTTAACGGCTTCCTCACCTACAACGCTGGGCTCGTTCAAATTTATAAGTAAACGCACCTGCTTAATGTTACTCGCCAAAGTTAATACCGCCAACACTTCATCGCTAAACGTTCCATTCGTAAACACCAGCAACTCATGAAACCAATCATCGTCAATGATACGGTTGACTAACCTTCCAAACTGCGGATGTAATGTCGGCTCTCCTCCTATGAACCTAACTGAATGTTCATTACTCGCCTTATGGAAGTTTAAGATGGTATTGAACTCTTCCTCGCTAATCCATACTGCCTGCTCCTTCCTTATATTCCCAGCAAAGCAATACGGACAATTTAAGTTACACACATTCGTTAATGCTACGTTCATCTTCCCTCCTAATTCGTGTCGGTATGGTCAACGTACCTACCATACGCCGCATTTGTGTGATTGGAATAAACCCCATACCCCGTGTTTGTCCAATCGGAATATTTGCTATACCCCGTGTTGGTATGATTACTGTACGCACTATACCCTGTATTGGTGTGATTGCTATAAACTCCATATCCCGTGTTATCGTGATCGGAATAAGCACTATAACCTGTATTGGTGTGATTGTTATAAGCCGAATAACCACTATTGGTATGATTAGAATAGGCGTTAGAATATGAATTGGTATGGTCACTATAAGCTTGATACCCTGAATTGACCCAATCAGGGTACTTGTAATCGTTATAGTACTGTCCATAATCGGCATGATCGTTATAAGCCGTGTAACCACTATTGGTATGGTCCTTATATTTAGAATATCCTGTATTTGTGTGAGCTTTATAAACGGCATACCCACTATTCGTCCAATCCTTATATCGTGGGTAACCCGTATTTGTATGGTCGCTATATGCAGAATAGCCTGTGTTTACCCAATCGCTATACCTTCCATAGCCCGAGTTAGTATGGTCGCTATACTTCCCATATCCCGTGTTAGCCCAATCGGAATATACCCCATAACCTGTATTATTATGGTCGCTATAAACGGCATACCCACTATTGGTGTGGTCGGTATAAGCCAAATATCCAGTGTTAGTATGATTGCTATAAACTTCGGTTGGCGGTGTAATTGGCTTTGCTACAGCCTTTATAACTCCACTCTTCACTGTTATATGAAGCCCACTATCAGCCGCACTCTGCAAACTTGTCAAATCAAGTTCCCCTATCCCACTTGGAGTTGACACACGCACATTAGAACTCTGTTCGCTGTCTCCAAGATTGACAACTCTTACCACCACATTACCGCTGGGCTTTGCTACTTTTATTGTGGCTTTAGCTACTGTCTGCACAGCAAATGCAACTGGAGCTGTCCAATCGCACATGTTCCCTGCACTATCCCATACTCGCACCTTCCACACATATACAGTATTTTTAGAACACGCTATGGTATACGTTTTGCTACCTGTAAATGTCCCTGCTACAAGCCCTGTATCATTCCACGTGCTATCGGTAATGCGCCGCCACTTTATTTGGAATGCTGACGCTGTAAAGCCATCATTTAACGTAAATGTCAAATCCACTGACGGTGTAACTACCACCACACCCGCTGGACTGTAACTCTTTATATTGGTCGCCATTATAAATCGCTCCTAAGCCAGATCCTTCCTACCTTTGGGTTTGTGGGGTCGCTTGTCCGAACCTCCAATGTCAAAGCACTCCCACTTTGATTACGGATATCGGGCACATTCTGTATTTGTGTCCAATCCACTGTTACTGGGTCGCTCCCATTTTTCCCATGTGTTGAAGCATGCGCTGATGGCGTATAGGATGACGGCTTATTCGCCAAATCATTCCAGCTTAATGTAGCTACCTGCACCCACGTTGAACCATTATCGTAATAAATCGCTTTGGTATCGGAAGCAATATAAATCCTTCCCACCACACCCGCACTTGGCCGTGCACTTAAAGTACCTACCTGTGCCTGAACAACACCTCCCGCATTCTTTACTGCACCAATCAAACTTGGGGTAATGTTATGCGGGTTACTCGCACTTGTATGTGCTTGAAATTCTGACTTCGTGGCTACCTTCTCATCGATAATGTCATAGTTTTCATTAAACGACTGCCTGTTCACTACCTCATTTGCCTTTGGCTTCTTTATTCCCAGTCTCGGAGTTAAATCTGGCATTACGCATACACCTCCAATTCGTCCCATGTCAAACTCAAACCATCAAATGTGTCCCATGTCCACAACATCTCGTCCAATTCCTGCCATGTAAAGTAATTGAACTCTATTGTAAAATTCAAATGTGCTGGTAAAACCTTTCTCAATGCATTCTCAAAATCCGCCAAATTGGGTGGCTGCCCTGTCCTATCAACAAACACAATTTTAACGGAATAATTGGGAATATCCTCTATCACATCTATTTTGCCATATTCAAAGCTTTCTGCTACCTTTTGAAGTAAATTTATCGTGGCTGTTCCAAACCCTTTTAACTGTGTCATTACAACTGAACGCCTTTGTTCTATCGGCTTATTCGGATCTGACACAATACCGAGTTCTTGCTCCCACCTATCAATGCCCCATGTGGCTGTAGACACAAAGAACTGCTTAAGCACTTCATCCAGTGCTTGGTACAGCTGGTCAATCTCCCTACCTTGCGCATCCCATATGGTACGCATTACGATACTTGTCAAATAATACTGCGGCATATTGTCAAGCATCCTATTTCCCGCTTCACTTATCACGTAAATGTCACCGTCCCAAGCACAGCTACTTCCTGCTCGCCTATTGGAATATTATTTGTAGCACCATTCACCAACAGGTTGGAATACTCCACCACCCCAGGCGTATCTAAAATAACGCTTCCAATCTTCACATATCGCACATCATTATCTTGCTTAAATGTC